CAGGCGAATACGCCCTCCAGCTTTCGCGAGGCCTTAGCGGCCCGTGTTAAAGGTGTAGATCGATACTACCTTATATCCATCTGTACCTGGCAATGACGGGGCTGCAATAGCCCCGTGGGCATCGTCCGCAAGGAACGGTAACCCTTCTCCCGCCATACTCGTCTTCCCAGACAAGTACCGCCCCGGTGTCCTGTAAGGGACCCGAGGCACAGGCACACGGCGCTGCGTCCTCCACAAACCGAGAAAACACGTCTTATCGACGCGCGTTTCGGAGTCAGAGGCTGTAGCAGTCGCTATTACGTCATCACTACTTTCACAAGTATAAATGACGTAAAATGGTAAGACACTGTCACCGTGACGATCGGGGCGTGTGTCTCGCCTCCCAATGTCCTTATGAGTGTCAAAAAGGACTCCACCATAGCCGTGAGACTTAGCGAGCTTGTGAGCTCGAGGCAACCAAGCACCGATGAGGTGCCCGTCGCCAAAGCCGTCCGGACCATAGAGGCAAACCGCAGGATTCATATACGCTTTTACGCGCAATGCCATATCAGTGTCGCCATTCCGCACATAGAAATTATGTAAGCGGCAGAGTTCAGACGGGTTAAGTACCTTTTTACAGTACACCGGTCTGATGTCGATACCTTGATAGTAATCAGCACCGCAGGACTCCCTGAAGGGTCCTGCCCAGTAACTCTTCTCCATATTTAGCGTGAAGCCAAATACTGTAAGGATTTCTCTCACGAGACTTACAGACTCCGTTGACACGATGATGTCATCACCGTAGACAGATGCGAATCCGTCTGGAGCAGCAGAAGAGCACAAAGCCCAAAAGATTAAGCTTTGCAAAGGGAAAGTGTAACCATTTCCCATACTGGAAAACTTCTCCAATCGTATAACTGACTCACCGTCGTCGACCAATGAAGATCGGCAGGTGTTTAGGGCCAAGGCCCAGTCGATTGGAAGAAGATCAAACACGACCTCAGTCGAGATCGTGTCGGAGGCTGACGCTAGGTCCAACGTGGCAAAGGAACCACGAACGGAACCCTCCAGAGCTAGGCGTTGGTTAACGCTTTGATCTTTCAGGTCGACGCCAAAACGCTTGAGATTTGCCGTCATCACCGCCCCATAACCTAACTGGATTACTCCATTCAGGACGGGGGGTATAGTGATGGTGCGGTGTGTCCGTGCGTTTTTCAAGGCAAAGGCTAGTCGATCGTTGGTAACAACCAACGTGACTAGGTTGGCTTCAGCGCGATCATGCAAGCGGCAATAATACCCGCTTGCGTGTAGATCGGCCCAAGCTGACACTTCTCGTAACAGGCTCGGTGCCTGCCAGAGTAAGTCCTCACTACAAGAGATGCCCGCACCGAGCTTTTCAACTACGGATGCGTCTTTCTTCTTCGTTAGGGTTGTAGCCCCGGGGCCAAACTTTAACCGCAACTCATCCAAACTAGGAACATCGCCGAGGACGCGCGCTATTTTCTGTTGAGCCATTGCAATAATGGCTTCAACACGTGGGAAGAATATAAACTCCCCACGAGCGCGCTTACGAAAGATGTCGTTTGTTTGAGCGCAGTCTGATTCAGCCCTGTTGAATCGGACTCGGGCAGCTTGCTCTCGGTCGACTGCGAGGTCGATGCCGATGTACTTCGTGAAGTACGCGAGCGCCTGCCGACAGTGTTTAGCTTCTTCAGCCGTGCACTGTGTATAGTCCAACTCAAAGTCACACAAAGGATTCCAATCCCGAGTAGCAATAAAGTACCCGATTCTGAAACCTTGCTCTCCGCCCTTAACGGCGTGTGACAAGGCGAGCTCCGTGAGGATTCTGAGTGAATCTTCATTTGGGAACTCCTGTTTCCATCCTGAGCCGAGAACGGCTGCCGGAAAGTCTTTAAACTTCCTGGCAGCCACGCGCCCTAAAACGCGCCTATTTCTGCTTTCCATGGTTACTCCTGAATAAATGTAAACGGGACGATTTCCCAAGGCAATGCCTTGATCTGAAGCTTGGCTCGCGCGGTAGTTAACCGGCGGGTTTGGGCCTCAGTGAGTGAACCTGCAAAAGTCCGGCTCGTAAGAACCAGACCAATCAGTGCCACGATTTCGTCGATAACTGTATACATCTCAGAAGCCCGCCCGGGGTTAACCGGGACCCGACGGCGATTAAGCCGCAGGGCGTACGTGATCAATTTCTCAATTGCGTACGGGTCTTTACGAAAGCTGAAAGAGTATTTATAACCCATAATAATCTCCATGAGAGAAAGGATGTGCGAGAATTCGCATAACGTGAAAGGGAAACCGAATCGCTGTGAAGCGATCTGAGCGCACCGACTGATTAAGTCGGCGCAATCAGCTGATCGAACATCTCAGGCCCAGGGCCCGTGGTACCGGCAGCACCAGTGATGGTGACACCGTCCATGATGTTCAAGTGAAGCTTCCGCGCCAAACGGCGGCCCACAGTGGAGCCGCGTTCGTGGAAGAAGCCGTCGGTTTGCAGCGTATCGGCGTAAGCGACTTTTGGAGCCGCGGTGTAGCCAGATGCGTTCTGCCCGGAAATCGATTCCATGACTGGAACCTCAGTACGGCACGTCGTTTTGTAAACACCCGATGGGAGTTTGGTCTTTCGCATCTTGGCATTGACCTGAGCGTAGACTGGTAGTGATACCAGATTTTCGCGCCAGATCGCCTCGACCGTTTGACCATCTCGGCTTACGGATTCCGCAAGCAGGTTATGCACGACCGGAGTAGCCGCGCCATCGAACGCTACCAATGTTGCAATAGCAGACATAGTTTTTGCACACAGAAAGGATAAAACATCACGTAGTGTCATAAATGATGAGTTGGTTTAAAAGCCTTACAATGAGCCTTTTAGGGGCCAGTAGTAAGGTTCGTCGCGAGTACGGCCTAGACGCGGTCCTTGATTAAGGGACTTAACGTCGTTGCCCATTATTCGCGAAAGAGTTGGCGACACTTTGCCCGTGAGGACAATTTGTGACAGAGCTGCGATAGAATTAGCGCAGTGCCTCCAAGACAGTATCTTATTCAGTGGCTTAACCACTGGCATCGGTACGTCCAGGACTGTCGAGACAGTTCGGTTAGTTCGAAACCAACTATAGTCACCCGGATTGCCATTAGGCGCCCACGTTTTGGTAAACGTAGCGCCAAAGTCCGCTCTGGACTCTGTCAGGCCTTGACATCTCACGACGTCATAGTTTGAGGTAACAAAGACTCCACTAAGTCGGTTCGCAAATGAGCGAGCCGCAAGGTAATCCCCAATAGGGGCTACGTAATCCGCCATCCAGGAGAATGGCAAGAGTTCCCATGCAACTAACTCCGGATCTAACATGCCTGAGAGGGCAGGTAGACTCAGAGGTTCGCTGACGGTGGCGACGATTTGTCGATGCGCTGTTGAATACAGCGAAGCGGCGCGAAGACCCACATACGGAGAATCAGCAATTGCTTGCCTTTTCTTGATCCGTGCGCGAATCCGTTGCCGAAAAGGGACGTTGAGACGGTGAGCCAGCTGCTCTGCTCCAGTCTTCATGTCTCCCAGCAGGGGTAACCAGCCCCACTGCAGTTCTAGCCAATTACTCGAGACAGTCTTCAATTCTCGAGTAGGTTTGGCCCTTAGCCTTACGGCGTCGGGTGCGGTGCGCCTTAAAACGTCTGCGGCCTTGATCACGTTGCCCTTTCGGACGTATGTCAAAGCTTCAGCTATCTTTATGGCGCTGTCGGCGATCAATTTCAACGACTGATGTCCCTCACCGAGGAATACAGCTAAGTTGAAGTCCGACCCACGCATTTGCTCGCGAAGTTTATTAACCAGTTCGATCTGATCATTCGCAGTTAGAGAGACCCAACCCGGGAAATTAACGAATATATACCCGTCATAGATAGTTCTATTAGTGGTTACACCTGTCGCCTTCGTTATCACGTCGTGATAATAGCGAATTGGCGCATACTCGAAGTTGTTGCCAGTCATCGTGTAGGCATTCGGAACCTTGTACGCATCACGCTTCCGTGGTGGGTACTCGCGAAACGATCGAGTGCTAACTTTCTTGATCACCTTACGGCGACCC